AAGGTGCGCTCGACCTCGTGGCTCACGGTGAAGGGCGACAGCGACCGACCAGACAACCCGACGTACGCGCACGTGAAGGTCACGTTCGACGGCGGCGGCAACCCGCTCATCAACGGCGAGTATTGGAACCGCCAGCTCGGGCTCTCGTACGGCAATAACGCGCGCATGGATGCGCTGCTCGATGTCGAGGGAGGCTTCAAGCTCGAAGCGGTGCGCGACGCGAAGCCGCGCGTCTTGGAGTTCGAGGAGGGCGCCCCCGCGCGCTACCGCGACCCGAACACCGGCAAGATCATCTTCGGCGCGATCGTGAAGATCGACGAAGAGCGCAACGACGATGGCGCCCTCACCGGCAAGAAGCTGTTCGTGCTCACGCCGATCAAGGGGCAGGGCACGCACTTCACCAAGCGCGTGACGATGCGCGAGGAGGATCTCGAACACGCCACGTCGGCGATCGACGTGAAGAACATCCGACGCAAGCGGCGCGACGTGCTGCCTCTCAAGCACCACGTGCTGCTCTACGCCGACAACCTGCGCATCGGCACGGATGGAACGCTGCGCGGTGCGACCGTGCGCATCAAGGTGCCGAGCGACGACTCGTTCTCGATGGAGGAAGTGCGCCGTCTGCCCGGTGTCCGCTCGACTGGCGACGCGGGCAACGAGGTGTACGTGGACATCAAGGACATCCACAACCTCCGCGAAGTGCTCGGCGGCTTCGTGATGGACAAGTACGTCACGCAGTTGCTCGACGACCACATGCGTGCGGAGAAGCGCAACACGGAAGCGAGCGCGCGCGCAGACGTGATCACCACGTCGCAGATCCTCTCAGATGACGGCGGCGTGAATACCGACCCTGAGAAGGGCGGCCTGCTCACGGGGCTCCGCGACTACACGCCCGACGGCAAGCGCTTCAAGCTCGCATCCCATCAAGAGGAGGGTCTGCGCTTCATCGCGAAGGCGCAGGGTCGCGCGTTGCTCGCGCACTTCATGGGCACGGGCAAGACGGTCACGACCATCGCGGCGATCCAGATGATGCGCAACGCGCGCACGCCCGAGGGCACGCCGCTGCCTGGCGCACCGCAGAAGCGCATCGCCATCGTCGTGCCGCTCAACACGGCGCAGCAGTGGGAGTCGGCGGTCCGCTACTACACGAACGAGCCCGTAACGCTCATCGGGGCGAAGTCGCTGCCGAACAGCGTGCAGGCGTTCAACCCGAAGAACTGGCCCGCCGAGGCGAAGGAGGAAGGCCCCGAGGCAGCAGCCGCGGCTGCCGCTGCTCGCGACGAGTGGCTCAAGGAGAACCCTGGTGGATGGGATCCCGTCAAGGACGCGAACACGAAGTTCGTGATCATCCCGTGGCAATACTTCCAGCAGAACGAGCAGGATCTCCGACAGCACGGTGACTTCGACGGCATCGTGATCGACGAGGCGCACGGCTTCGTGAAGGAGAGCGAACGCTCGCGATCGATCGACTCGTGGAACGGCAGCATGAACATGATGCTGCTACTCACGGGCACGCCGATCACGAACAAGGTGGATGATCTTCCGCGCTACGTCGATCTGCTCACGAACGGCAAGAGCCCGCTCGGCACGCGCGAAGAGTTCAAAAACCGCTACATGGTCGGCAGCGCCGTGCTGCGCGCCGCAGGCAGCGCCACGCCTGCGAAGACCGACATCAACCCTGCGCGACTGCCGGAACTGGCGGGCCGCCTCGCGCCGTACATCCACGTCGCGATGCCCGAGGACGTGAAGGGCAAGACGATGCCCGCCGTGCTGCTCGACGAGAACCAGCCCGCGCACATGATCGGTGTGCAGGAACAGGTGTACCGCCTCGCGATGGCCGCGATGACGAGCGAGCAGATGGCGAAGCTCGAATCGATCGGCCTGATCGGTGCCGACGAGTCGGAACTCTTCGGTGGCAAGGATGGAGAGGAACTCAAGAAGAAGGTGAACATCGCACGCGCGTTCGCGAACTCGCCCGGCTACAAGCCGCCCGACGATCGCAAGTTCGCGATGTGGGAAGAGGAGATCAAGAGCAAGCCCGACAAGAAGACGGGCGAGGTGAAGATCACCGTCAAGAAGCACACGCTCGAACTGCCGAGCCACGCACGGCTCACCGCAGAGCCGCCGTTCGGCTTCGGTGGTCGATGGCCGAGCCCGAAGAACGTGCGCCGCGGACATCTCGCGCTCGGCGAGTACGCCGCGTTCCAGCACCACATCGGGCAGATCCTCGGACGCGACTACGAGACGCACTACGCGGGCAAGAAGATCGACGCGAAGACGCTCGCGCAGATCGAGAAGGGCACCGTCAACGGGCACTCGTGGGGCATGGTCGCGAACCCCGAGTACGGACCCGAGGGCGCCATCTCGCGCGGCACGATCGACGACACGGGCGATCACCACGGGCTGCACATCACGTTCGACGGCGAAGAGATCAGCATCCCGACGGGCATGAAGTTCGTGCGCGATCCCAAGCGCAGCGCGCAGGGCGTGTACTACGCCGAGGGCGATTGGGATTGGACGCAGAAGTTCGAGATGAAGGTCGAGGGCGCCGAGGGCGGCGAGAGCGAAGGCGGCACTCCCGACGAGGAAGAGGAAGAAGAGAAGAAGAAGAAGGGGTACGTCCCTCTCGTCATCGGCGGCAAGGAGTACGACCCGTCGATCCAGCGGTCACCCTTCCGGCGCCGCGAGCGCGCGATGTTCGACGCGGTGCTCACGTCGCAGAACGCGAAGTGCGACGAGATGGAGCGCTGGATCATCCAGAACACGGAGACGGCGAGCGGCGGCGACAAGAAGCAGCAGTTCATTCTCTTCGGCAACCGCGTCGGATCGTCGTGCCGCACGATGGAGTCGAAGCTCCGTTCGATGGGGTACATGGATCTCAACGAGGCGCTCGGGAACGAGGACCGCGGCTACTCGTCGGAAGCGGACAAGAAGCGCGTGCCCTCGCAGGGCTACTTCGTCACGTACTTCGGCAAGAGCGCGAACCTCGGCGACCGCGATCTCAACAGCGAGATTTTCCGCAAGGTGAAGGACGGCTCGGGCCGCGACACCGACACCTCGATGTTCGTGCACCGCACGTTGACGGGCAGCGTGGGCAAGCCGCCGAGCATCGATCCCTCGACAGGCAGGGCCGAATACGCCGAGGGGTGGAGCCCTGCGGAGCGCACGAAGATCGGGCAGATGTTCCAGGGCAAGGACGGTGGGCTCGAAGTGCCGATGCGCGTGACGGCGAAGATCGTCGGCGGCGCCGAGCGGCTCATGTACGTCTACGAGTCGGACCTCCGTGCCGGTGAGCGCAAGCTCGTGAAGGAACTCGAAGTGAGGCGCACGGCGGCGACCTCGCTCGCCGACAAGGACAAGTACGAGGCGCAGATGGCGGTGATCTTCGACAAGCACGTCACCGACCGTCCGCCGCTCACCGTGCGGCAGATGGACATCTTCAACAACTGTCAGATCATGGTCGCGAGCGACGCGGCTCAGGTCGGGCTGAACTGGGGCAACGCGAGCAAGCTCGGGATGTACGACTCGCTGCACTCTCCGATGCAGGAGTGGCAGCGCATCACGCGCGCGGCCCGCATGCTCGACGCGGTGGTGCCTGACAAGGCGAAGCCCGCGTTCACCGCGCTCGACGCGCGCGTACGCGAACTCGAAGTCGTGCACGCGGAGAAGCGGCTCGCGATGCTCGGCACGAGCGCGGCGGACATCGCGGAGATGCGCGCGTCGGGCAAGCTCACGACGCAGAACGCGGCGAGCTACGTCGAGTACAAGGGGCTCGACAGCGCACTGCCGATCATCACCGAGGCGTGGGATTCGCTCCCGCAGTCGGTGAAGAACGACGCGATCAACAACGGCTTCAAGACGCCGAACGTCATGGCCGAGGCGTACTACGCGAACCGCGCGTTGCAGCGCATCCGCGAACTGCGCGCGCCCGTGGGCGAGCAGCTCCGCTCGCTACCGCCGACCGAAGTGCCGCAGCCTGGTGGCGGCGTGAAGGTCGTCACGCGGATGCTCAAGCCTGTCGAGGTGACGACGGCGGACATCACGAACGAGATCGTCGAGAACCACCTCACGCCGTTCGAGCGCGAGATCCTCCGCGGTCGCAAGTACCTCGTGGATGTGAAGCGCTTCACGACCTCCGTGAACATGCCTGTGTTCGAGGAGAACGAAGTGCCCGACGGCGAGGGCGGCACGAAGACGGTGAAGGTGCTCAAGGATCCGCCCGAGTTCATCGCCGAGTCGCCGTCGAAGGCCGAGTTCGCGCAGATGATCGCGGGGCGCGCGAAGCAGGCGCCGTACGAGACGCTGCTCAACGCCATCCAGACGGGGCTCGCGCCGCGCACGAACTTCGACGCGCTCGCGGTCACTCCCGCTTCGCTCGCGACGCTCTCGTCGAGCGCGAGCGCAGCACCCGTCATCGCCAAGCCGAAGAAGGTCCGCCTCTCGCCCGGCCCCGCGGCGACACCGCCGATGCCCCCTGAGCCTGCGAGCGCGTGGAAGCAGAAACAACTCGCTGCCGTCGATGCGTGGAGGCTCAGACGCGAGGCGTTCAACGCCAAGCTCGCCGCGGGCAAGGCGAAGCGGGATGCAGAGTACCAGCGCAAGCTCAAGAAGAAGCGCAAGCTCGCAGCGGCGAAGGCAGCCGAGACGCGTCATGCGCGCACGGCGGCATCGATGAAGAAGAGCGAGATGCGAATGCCGCTCAACACGTTCTTCTTCGGACACAACCATCGCGGAGAGGCATGAGATGTCGTCGAAGGCACTGATCGCGTTCTTGGGCAACGGCATCACCGACGACCTCGTGGAGTCGGGGATCGACCTCGACTACTTCAAGGACATCCCGAACGCGCACGTCGCTGCGCAGGCGCTCGACCTGATCGCGAACCCGAGCTTCGTTCGCTCGATCGGGCGTAAGCACGGCGAGCACGAGATCGCGGACCTCAAGCGCAGCGTCTATCGCTCGTGCATCGCGTACGGCGTGCCCCTGCCGTCGCGCTGTGTGATCGAATCGCGCGCGCTCGGCATCATCGCTCCATGAGCACCTCCCTCGACTGCCCGCACTGCGCACGCCCGCTCTTCCGCATGGTGAAGAGCGGCGACAAGCTGCGCGCGCGCACGAACATTCTCGTGGTTCATCGCAGCGGGGATGTCGAGATCAACTGCGTGGAGTGCAAGCGCGGCGTACTTGTGCCGCTCGTCCCTGCGAAGGATGTAGTTTTGCGGAAGGCGGCGGATGGGCCGAAGTTCGTGGTGCCGCTTGACAGTACCAAGGCTCGTCGCGCATAACATCCAGCGTTGGCCCGCTCGCACGTCGCGAGCAGAGGGGCGCCAGACCGAAAGGTCGGCGCCCTTTTTCCGTTTCGGAGCAACGTGGACCTCGGACTCAGCCCCCATCTTCGAGAGAGCAGCTTCCGTTTCGAGACGGACGCGGAGTGCTTTTCGAAGAGCGACGGCTCGGATCACGAGCGACGCATCGGCGGCATCTGCACGACCGACGACCTCGACCGTCAGAGCGAAGTGCTCTTGCAGGATGGGCTCGACTTCGGCCCGTTCCTCAAGAGCGGCTGGTTCAACGACAACCACGACGGCAGCACGGACGCACTGATCGGATACCCGACGAAGGCCGAGTACCGCACGCTCGGGATGCGCAAGGGCTGGTACGTCGAGGGCTACTTGCTCAAAGGCTCGCCGAAGGCCGACGCGATCTGGATGCTCGCCA